GTCGTTGCCCATCACCCACGCTTCGACGTGCGTCTCTGCCGTCACGCCAGGCGCCGCGACGGTGGTCGACGCCTCATTGCTGCCCGGGTGCGCGGGAAACGTGATGTCGGCCTCTCCGGTGCCGGTCACTGCTCGTCCTGCATGTCTTCAATCGCGTAGACCTGCCCGCTCGGGGCGACCACGCGCTTGCGCTTTGGCTTGTTCATCTGCGCGATGGCTTCAGCCAGAAGCATCATGGGGTCGGGCTTCTCTTCGACCGGCTCCGGCTCGGCGATGTCTTCCTCGACTTCGGTGCTCAGAGACAGCGGCACTTCGAGTTTCTTCGCCATCAGTTGAATCGCGCCGGCCAACTCGCCCATGTCGCGCTTCACGTCGGCGTTCAGGGCGGCGATGCGCTCGGCGGACTCCATCTGCATCCGCGCAAGTCTGGCCTTGGACTCTTCAGACATCGCCGTTTGTTGCAGCCTGCCCTCAATCTCGACCTGCTTCACGGCCATGCCGCTCTGCGCCTCTTGCAGTTGCTGCTGCAGTTGCTGTATTACCTGTTGCGCCTCTTGCAGCTTCTGGATCGCTATCGCGCCTTCTTCGCCCTTGCCGTCCATCTCGTCAAGGATCTCGTCCTTGTTGCGGATGCTCGACGCCTTGATGAGCGCACGCGGCGGAATCGGGATGCCTCCCTTAGCAAGCTCGATCAGCCCTTGAAACTGCTCGATCTGCAGGCTGGCCGTTGCTGGCGCGGTGTCGAGAGTGATGTCAACGTCCATTTCCGCGACGTTGTTCTTCACTTCGGCAGGCTGCTGCAATGCGGGCGAAGCCTTGGCTTCCTGCTCCATCTCCGGCGTTACCTTGACGCCTTGAGCGCGCATGTCGTTGATGATCTTCTCGCCCATCGTTTGCGGCTGGTTCAGCCCTACGAACCTGACATTGCGCTCGTCGTCGGTGACGCGAACCCACTTCTCGGCGGTCCAATACTGCCGGACGCGGTTCCACACCTTGCGATACACAGCAAGCTGCCACGACTTGAACCAGTCGAACACCGGGCCAAGTTCGTTCTGGCCCATTTCTTGCCGAGCCATCAGAGCACGGCCGGACATCACCCGCTGCTCAGTGCCAGACATGGCAGCATTGACGCCAACCGCGTCGATCTCTTGCTTGGCCTCTTGCAGCAGTTGAAACTGCGCATCGGCCATGTCGCCTGTCGGGATGACGCCGAAGTCCTCGCCCAGCTTTGCGTCACCTTGCAACTCGACGTGGCCGTCAGGCTTGGCAAGCTCGGCCTTAAGGTGGTTCTTGTCACCCGTGAGCGCATTCCCGAAGGTCTGCCGGGTGTTCATCAAGTGCATCGCTTTGCTGCGGCGCTTGTTGATCTCGTCTTGCAGGCTGATCCAGCGCTTGACAACGCCGAAGCGGTTGCCGTCGCGGTCGATGTAGCAGGAACCGAAGACGAAGCCGTCTTCTTGCGCGCCGTGCTCATCAACGTAGGGCGAAGGCATGCGCTTCAGGACGCCGGCCTTGGTAAACGTGCTGTGAAACACGCCCGCCGCCTCGTTCGACCACATCTCCACGATGCGAACGCGGCGGCGCTTGGGATCGGCCCAACGCAGGCGCGGCACATCGTCGAAGGTCTGCCCTTGCGCGGCGGATTCAGCCGCCATCGTGCTGTTCAGCGCGTCTTCCTTGTCGGGCCACTTTGCAAGCGCGTCGTCTAGGTCCATCCAGACAAATTGACCCTTGAACTTTGCGTCGGAGAAGTTGCGCAGCCGGCTGTGTGGGTCGTAGAACATCCGATCCCACATGATCGGCAGCACTTCGATGCACGGCTCGCCGTACTTCTCGACGATGCGGACATCCGCGCCGCAGCAACCCTCGACGATGAACCCGTCGAAAGCCTCGGAACGAACCTCGTCCCATCGGCTTTGATCCATGACGAACCGCAGCGCATCCGTCGCGGCTTCGGCGCCTTGTTCTTCCTTCGGCGTGCGCGGGTAGGCTTTCGGGTCGCTGCGCTGGCCGGCTTCCATGCCAAGCAGGAAGTCCACCTTAGGGCCAATGCGGTCAATGGTGACGATGGGCTGCTTGCGCTTTTTCAGCACGGCGGCCTCGGCTTCGGTCCACTGGTTGCCGTTGCGATAGTCGCGCCAGGTTTCGGCCTCGCGCCGGTTGTCCTCGGTCGCCTGCTCCGCGGACTCATAGAAGCGCACAAGCATGGTCAGGGCTTCTTCGCCCTCCACTTGCTTCATGCTGTCTTCCATGTGTCTGCCCCTGTGTCTTTGTCGAACGCCCGCGCCCAGCGGTCAACCTTTGGCCGCTCCACCTTTACAGGTGCCGCGATGGCCGGGTGTGCTTCATCCAAGGCCCGCCCGATCAGGCTTGCCGTGTCCACGTCGTCGTCGTGCTTGCCAGCCGGAAAGCGTATGAACTCTTCGACATCCGCGCCCGGTTCAAAGTAAACGCAGCCCATCGCCGCGCGGCTCTGGAAGCCCCGCGCCCGCGTCGGCTTGTCGCTGATGCTTGGCAACCACTCAAGCCGGCCGAAGGTTTCGCGCTCTCTCATGCGCCGCCTCAGCATGGGCTCGATGGCCTTCTGGATCACGCCGGCCTCACCGAACCACGCAAACGGCTTGTGCCGCTTCATCAGGTCTATCTGCCGCTCGATCCAGACATCCGAGCTTGTCTGCCCGCGCCAGCCATCCAAGCGGTACAAGTCGCCGTTCGGCGCCACACCCCACACCCGATGCACGGTGTAGTCGCCGCCGCCATCGGTCACGGCGTAGTCGCTTGTGCCGTAGATATGCAGCTCAGGCCGTGCGCGCCATTCCTTGAACCATGCACGCTGGAAATAGGTGCCCTCTTCGCTGCTGGGCTGCTGCTGATACAGCGCATGCCACGAGCGCCGGTCGCGCTTGGCGACTTCCACCATGTCATCGGTAAACCACTCGGCCCACAGACGTTCGCCCGGTTTTCTGCCCAGCGGATCGCCCGGCAGCGCCTCCATGGCAATCTCGATCAGGTGCCAGAGGTCGAGCTCGCGCTCAAGAATCCGGCCGCCTAAGTCGTCTTCGTGCCAGCGGGTCATCACGACAATCTGCCGCGCGCCAGGCTTCAGGCGGGTCAACAGGTCGTTGGTGTACCAGTCCCACGCCTTCTCTCGGCTGCGCTCGCTGTCGGCGTCCTCGCGGCTCTTTACCGGGTCGTCGATCAACGCAAGGTCAGCGCGGCGGCCTGTGATGGAGCCTCCAACGCCAGCCGCGAAGTATTCGCCGCCCTTCGTGGTGTCCCATCGGCCGGCGCTGCTGCTGTCTTCCGCGACTCCGCTGCCGAAAACGCGGCCAAACTCGCTAGACGCAACGATGTTGCGCACACGGCGCCCAAAGCGCTCTGCAAGCTCTTGCGTATGGCTGGCCGCGATAACCGACAACTTCGGGTTGCGGCCCATGAACCAGGCGGGGAACTCCACGCTTGCATAGGTGCTCTTCGCGCTGCCCGGGGGCATGCACACCATCAAGCGCTGAATCTCTCCGCGCTCTACGGCCTCCAACTTCTCAATCAGCAGTGAGTGATGCCGCGCTGGCCGATAGCCCGCGTCTCGGTACTCAATGAACTGCGCCAGGCCCGTCTGCGCCGCCAGCCTGCGCTTTATCTCCCGCTCTAAGGTCAGCAACCTCGGCTGCAAGTTCGGCAAGGCTCATGCTCTCCACGTTCTTGCTGACATGGACGGTCTGGTCGGCCTTGCCATCCAGCCGATCCGCCAACAGGGCGATGGCCCATGGTTTGCCGTCGGCCGCAGCGTTTAGCAATGCGTCCGCCGCTTCGCGCAGCTTGTCGCCGTCTGCCTGCGCGATTGCTCGCCTTAGCGCGCCATCAAACAACTTGCTCTTGGCGCTGTGCTTATGTCCTGGCTCGAATGGCATACGAATACGCGCTAAGTGCTTGATTTCCCAGCACTTGCGGCCTTCCCCCGGCGACAGGGACAGTTGCGCCCGAAAGCAAGCCCGCCATGCAAAACGCCCCATCCCGGGGCGCTGCTCGTCTAAGCCTGCGGGGACACCGCCGCCTCCAAGATGGATGGGCGCGTCCTATGCCTATGGGCTCACACGTTCTCCGAAGCGTGCCACAGTTCGGCGGGTGCGTCAAGCGCCCCTGTTCTTCAGCATGTCCCGCGCATCAATGACCGTCTGCTTGAGCCCGTCGAGCGTCAGCCCCAGCGCCTGCGCCATCCTGCGGGGCGCCACCGGGTAGACGTAGTGCCACTGGATTGAATGCCGATGCAACTCAGGCAGGCCGATGAACACCTTTTGCACGCGCACAGCATCGCCCGTGTCCACCGGGTCGCTCACGCTGTGCCCGCTGTATTGGTCGCTGCTCCTGTAGCCCCGAAACATCGGGCTGACTGCTGCGTGACCTGATCCGCGGCACCAACGCGCCCAGTTGCGCAGCCTGGCGTCAATCGGCCACTGGCGCTCGGGGATTGCGTGGAAGTCGATCTCGTCTCGTGTCATCGCATCCCCTACAAGCTGCGCGCCAGCGCGGTCGTTATCTCGGTAGTGACTGTCTTTGCGGTCAAGGCGTTCACGGCCACCCCTCAAAGCTGATCCCCACCGCCCAAGCCGCCCGCTGCTGCTCGTACACGTACCGCACGCGCTTGCGGTCCCTGTCGTCCACGCCGAG